CGTGAGTACTCAAAGTGACGATCAACAGTGACAGTCAACTCTGACTCAAGGTTAGCCTGAATCGTAACTGCAGTAGCTTCTTCCTTAGCAGATGCAGCACCACGAATGGGCTTAGGGATGTGAATAACGTCACCCTTCTTGCCAGACATAGCGAGACGCTTGACAAGGGGAGCCATCTTCAGGTTCTTTTGATAAGCAGCGATTACTTCATCCGACCAAATCTCGGGGATAAAAGTACCCGCAGCAGTTTTGTCTACTACAGCATTAGCTGTAAAATAGGCACCAGAGGTTTCACTAGCCATTTTAATTCTCCTTTAGGCTATCTGACTCGACCCTCTGCGTACGCCTTCAGTAATTCATCTGATAGACTTTGGTAACGCTCTGGGTCGGTACGCATAAGTTTAATAATGTCAGCACGACGATAAACTTTCTTGCGTGATCCCTCTGCTGTTCCGCGAGCGTTGCCTGTTGTTGCTGACTTAACTGCACTCTTACGGGCTGCTTTTTCAGCTTGTGCTGTCTGCTGAACTACTTGGTTACGTTCTTTCCAGTTACTAAATAGTTCATCAGCGGCGTCGTAATCATACATCTGGTCAGCCTGAACAAACAACTGTGTTCGGACTTTTGACCCTTTGATCCACTCAGCAAACTTAGGATCCTGTAGTACAGATTCCATGTCAGGATGCTTTTGTTGAAGTTGTGCCAGCGTTGCTTGCTTTTTGTATTGCTCAGTGTACGCTTGCGCTTCTTTGATTCTAGGGTGGTTGTCTATTGCTCGACTAACAGCGGTCTTGGGATCAACAAAGAAATCTACATCATCTTCATCGTCAAATTGTTGCTGTTGTTGAGGTGCTTGTTGTGTTGAGAGTTGTGTCTGGATGTAATCATCAACAACTTTACGTAACTCACCCACTTCCGTACTCTGTTTACCTGAGAACTTCTCTAGTTCTTGGTGCATCTGTACGAGGTCTTCAACAGATTTACCACGGTATTTTTCTGGTAACTCAGGAGCCTGAGGTTGTTCCTCTTCTTGAGGAGTCTCTGTGGTGTCCTGTGTGTCGAGTTGGTCAGTTGTTTCTAATTCTTCTTCCTTACGCTCATCAATTAGTGTTGCTCGTGACATTCTAAACTTACCCCGCCTTTATAGGTTATGGAGAAATAAAATGGGAGTTGCCTCTATTGAGATTCCCTCGTAGTTCGTCCCGCTTTCTCGTGTTCACGTACCCACTTCATGTGTCTTCCGGGGAAGTCCCCAGATGACCCTTCTAGGATATGCTGAGTAGCTGAGACGATCTTTGTAGCGTTGGCACCACACCTGCACCTACTTGTGGTAATAGTGCCTTCTACAAATTCTTCAAATATATGTCCGTTAGTACAACGAAAGTCAAATACTTTAATCATCTTCTTCAGAAGCCTTTGTTGCTTCCTCGTAGTTAGTTTTAATGATATGCTCTAAGTTAAGTAAGTGGGCTAACGTGTTTAGTTGTCCCTTACGAAAGTACATATCGTTGGAATCTTTAGTGGCTTCTACACTGTTGATCTGTATGGCATTATTAGTAAACTCTTGTACTAACTGTTTCCATCCATCAGTGATAAAAAGACTAAAGTATGCGTCGTAGTACTGCTGTGTTTCTTGATCCACTTGAGGCCCCTTGGGTTGTCTCTGTTAAAAGATGTGCCTTAGTATACTCTATATTATACCATATTTTTAAGCAAAAGTCAAGTATTTTTTAATGTGAATTTTACCGTTTCTTGGCAGTCTTGGCTGCTTTCTTGAAGTCTTTGGCTTTAGGAGCGCCTTTTGACCCCGGTTTACGCATAGTCTCGCCAGATCCAGCCTTAATACGCTTACGTTTGGCGTGGATATTAGCGTACAGCCCTTGTTTAGCCACGTTTCTTAGCCTTCTTTTTCATCTTAGCTTTAGCTTTTGCGGCTGCTTTGTACCCTTCTTTGGTGTACGGATAGTGTTTTTTTCCTACTTTTGGCATTACCATTTCACCTTATCGGCCCAATAAGCCGCACTCATCTTACCCTTAGAAATGTTCTTGGCGTGTCTAGCCTTGAACGACTTACGCCTAGCCTTCTCTTTAGCAGTACTAGGACTTTTACCTGCTCCAGATACTCCTTGTTGTCCAAAGCGGATAGTCTTTACTTTGTCGCCTTCCTTGGCTACAACCACGTGAGATTTCTTAGGATGATTAGGAGTCCTCTTCGGCTTGTTGTATCCGCTTACTCCTGCTCTTTCCAGACGTGGATCCTTTGGCATTAGATGACTCCTTCTGGGGCTGGGCCGACATTTGGCCCTCTAGGGCCGCGACTTTGGCTTCCAGTGCTTCCAATTTGTCGAACTGATCCTTGAACGCTTGGTTGATTTGACTCAGGAAGCTGTTCATTTCGGTTTGTGTCATTAACACGGGTACTTGCTCCTCTGTTGTTTAAGGCCTTCTCTTTTAGGGCCACTTCTGCAATCTTGAGACGCTTCTCAAACTCTCTGTCGTCTGCGTCTCCGTCTCTCAGGTTTCTTGTAATAGCACTGATTTTGTCAATCTCAAGTTCTTGCGGAGCAAGTTCAGCATCAATCAGATACTTAGCCGCCCTTGCTTGAGACTCAGAGGCTTGACCCTGAAGTGCTGCAGTTTGTGCTGCTTGGAACTGCAACTGTGCTTGCTGTGCAGCCATAGCCATCTGCTGTGCTTCTGGGTTAGGTTGTGCTGCCTGTTGCATTGCTGCGATGAGTTCCTCGCGGTTACTGAGGTTCATGTTGTCGATGATGCTCTGAATCAACACAGGGTACAACGGACTGTCTTGCTTCATGGTCTGCAACAGTTGTACAAGCTGAGTTACTTCGTACTCACGAGCAATAATGCCTAGCGTTGACGTAGCGTTAAACTTGTAGTCAGCTACAGGGTAGTTCTCGGGATCAAACTGCATATACCGATGTGCAGCCTTGGTAACAAAAGGCAATAGGAATGACTGCTGGAAGTTTATAAGGGTGCGCTTATGTCTCTTAATAATTGCACCGAGAGACATAGAGATCCCAGCAGCAGTAGCTTCGCCATTGACCTGTCCAGCGATCCCTGCTGAATCCACAGCGCCTGTCGCTTGTTGTACCATCTGTTGTAGCGACGCAGCTTGTGCAAAAGTGATCTGACCAACTTGTCCAAAGTTGAACGGCTGTAGTACTTCACGGGGATCTCCATTGGTTAAGATCATCTTACCGGGACGCACTTCAGGCTTAGCACCGCGTGGAAGTCTAGTGGCGTCAATAGCCAGCATAGGATGAATGGTTAGTGATAGTGCGTCGATTCTAGCGCGTAACTCAGTGTCCAGCGCCTTCTGGCTGTTGTAGCCTTTCTCACACACGCCTCGACCCCAGAACCTTCCGGGAACAACGTCCCAAGGGAAAGCAACTACGGGTCTATCACCCATCATGTAGGGGTTAGCTTCAGCCTTCAGTAGAGTACCACCGTTGGCAATAACTACGACAGCTTCAACGTACATAGAGTCTGACTCTACTTCTACGTCTTCTGCCTCAAGGAGTTCACGAGGAACAAGACCGTAGTACTTCGTTAGTCGTACCTTGTCGTCGTTGTAAATCGTGAGGTCTTGATCTGGCTCTAGGTCTGTATCAGGAGCAGCAGATTCAATGTACGCCTCACGGTACACACCCTGCTCCTGCAAAAGTTCTACTTGGTGCTTAGACACAAACTCGTCAATAGCAACGCCCATAGCATCTTCTACGGATGTTGCTACAGGATCAATCAGGAAGTTTTGAGGCAACACAGGCTTTAACTTAACCACAACCCTGTCAGTAATGTTTACGCCTACAGCTTGCAGTTGTCCGTCCATGATGGGCTGAGTAGCTGGAGCCATCTCCTTGATCTCCTCAAGGACTACCTCGCCAATACCCGTGCCAAACACAGCAGCGTTAATCAAACACTCTGCTACTGCCTTACGTACTTTGGTGTTGTCAAAGTCTTCTGTCAGCTTCTTGCGTAGGTACTGAATGTCCTGACGCTCTGGGTCGTTCATGTCGTCAGCAATGTCAAACCATTTACCACGACCAAAAGTAGCTTCTTCTAGTTCTGCTACGTTAGATTCTACTGCCTGTTGTAGCGCAGGAGAAATAATCCTAGAACGCTCTGAGGCTCGCTCTGAGTCTGCAGGATCCCACTGTCCTCGCCAGAGCCTGTAGTACTCTTCAAACTTTGCTTCGTAATTTGACTCGTAGTAATCACGCCAGTTTTCACACTTGGTCATTACCCACTCTTCCAGAGATTCCTCAATCATCAAAGGATCTGGGCTGTATAGTTCAGTCATTTTATTCTACCGCCTCCTTGAATGTGTTAGCCGCTTTAGCCTTATCAGCTAACGGATTAAAAGTCTCTAGCGGAGTTCCTTTTTTATAGCCACCTTTTGCGTACTCTAGTGCTTTTTCTTTAGGCATTTGTAAATAATTACCAGTAGCTAAAGCGTTTGTCATAGCTTCTTGGGTATTTTTAAACTGCCTAAGTTTTTTACCGTCATATTGAATAGTAGGAAAAACATACCAATTACCTTTTTCATCTACTTCAGCAGCCATCCGGTGAGTGGAAATAGACCCGTCTTTGTTTTTTATGTACGGATATTTTTTGGGGTTATTAATTCTGTCAACAAACTCTGGTTGTTTCTTTTTTGGCATTTTAGTATCCTGCTACTACGTCTAAGATTTCGTGGTCGTCTATTTCGTACTCGTAACTGTACGCTACCTGTGCTAACTGATCTATGTACGCCAAGGCGTCAATTAAGTCATCGTGTGTCAGTGGATCTGGAAACTGGAACAGTTGGTCTAAGAACCTGTTGTTCCACTCCCCTTTGTTTATTGATATGTATCCGTTCTCAAAGCGCCCCTGAAGCGCCCACATAACCCTGTCAGTCTTCTTCTTGTTACCGTGGGTTAACTCCTCGACTCTGAAGAACGTGCCGTAGCGCTTCATAAGATCCATCAGAGGAGACATTACTGCTTGCTTGGCAATACCTCGTTCAATACCAACACTGATAGGTCTGTAGTCTCTGACTGCCTGAAATATCTTGGTGGCAGTCTCGTCAAGGCTCCACCGCCCATGTATAATGTTATCAACGTACCAACCATCAGGATTAACTTTAACAACAGCGATTGCGGTTTCATCGAGTTTAGAGTTC